TAAGGCTTTGGCCCAGAGAAGGGGCCTGTCGAGTGGCCGTATACGTAGGGATACCGCCTTGGTAGCCTGCAGGTTGGGTGCGTTTGTTCGACTGGTTGGCCGCATACAGGCCGCCCAGCAAGGGGATGAGGGACGAAAGTTGCGCATCAGTGCCACTGCCGCCGGTGATGGCTTTGTACAGATTCCTTAAACCGGCGAGGGTGTTCGTGCCGCCACCACTCACGGAAGAGTTGACTGGGCTGCCACCGGGCCCTTGCGTGGACCCGGGTGTTGGATAGTTGCGGCCTTCGTTGGAGTAATCAGCGCCGGGAAGAGTGCTGAGGTCCGGTACGTCTATGCTGCCGTACTTGACATCAATGTCGCCAATGTCGCTCCAAAAATTATTGTCAAATGAGGCCGAGCTGCCCGAGCCGTCGTCGTACCAATTACCAAGTTCGTCTTGTAGCCAAGCCATATCAGCCTCTCAGGAGTTGGAGCAGGGCATCTATGTCGCCGCCCTCAGAAAATTGCAGTGTTGGACCGAAAAGATCGCCGTAGCCCAGTTCTTCAAAGGATTTTACGTCGGCCAAGGGAGTTTGAACAGGCTGCTGCGGGGCCGATTGATTCCCCATCATACTCATCAATCCCATAAGCGAAAGCAAGTCCATCCCAGCCGGCTGAGCCGGTTGCGCTGGTTGAGCGGGCTGCGTTGGCGTCGTTGCCGGGGGCTTTGCCGTAGTGGGCGGCGTTACCGTAGTGGGGGGGATTGTCGGCGCACCACTTCCACCCGTAGCCGGATTCCACCCGCCTCCAGCATCAATGTTGTCAGGAGTTGTGTCCGGCACATCCGCAGGGTTCCAGCCCCCACCAGCGTCAATGTTGTCAGGAGTTGTGTCTGGGCGGGGGGCAGTGATGACCATCTCCGGCACATCATCGGTCGGCACCACATCCGCAGGGTTCCAGCCCCCACCAGCGTCAATGTTGTCAGGAGTTGTGTCTGGGCGGGGGGCAGTGATGACCATCTCCGGCACGTCGTCCGGCGGGGCGTAAGGCTCCAGCTCTTTGAGCAGGTCTTCAATCGACGTCTGCTGCTCTTCTTGCGTAGGCACCGTGGGGATTTCTGGCGCGGGGGCCTGCGGCGTCACATTAGCCGGGTTCCAACCCCCACCAGCGTCGATGTTGTCGGGGGTCGTGTCGGGCGCCTTTGGTGCAAAATTGGCAAGGAAATAATCATTCGCCGCAGATGTAAGCTTCCCAAAATCTCCGGTGTAGTCAAGAAAGAAAGAGTCGGGGAGCTTGTTACCTGTCGTTGCAACTGACGAATCTTGGGCCGACTGGACTTGCGAATAGTAGTCCTTGACGTGCTGGTCGGGGTCCGAATAGGACATCAGCGTGTCGGCGACAGAGGCGCTCATTGGCATACCCAGCTGCCTTGCCGTCTGCTGCACAGTCCCGATACCCAAGTTCTGGTCTTTCGCAAAACCCATGAACGAAGACATCATTGCGGCGGGGTTGCCAGAGTTGATGGCCCCAACCAGATTTGTTGCTTTGGATGCAAGATTTAAATCTTGACGCAAAGTCGGGTTGTCTGTAATCAGCTTGGCTGCATTGAGCGCACCAGCCCAGTCGCCCTTGCTGGCTGCACTTGCCATGGCAGCGACGTTAATCGGCTTAACGATGTCGGCAGGGACGGTGACGCCCACCTGTGGAGCAATATCAACAAGGCCGCTGATGATACCCGCGACATTTCTCTTGTCCAACGCGTTGAGCAAGCCGACAGCCTGCTGGGCCGTCTTGATGTTGCCTGCATTCTGTGCAATCCAGTTTGCCGAGCTGGTGACAAGCGAAGACGCGCCGATAGCTGCGTCACTCGCGGCGTCCATACCGTTGACGGCGTTTGCTGCGGACGGATTGATGGTTGAGAATTCCGAACCAAAAGCATTTGCAGAGCCGATGGCACTGAGGATCGCGCCGACATAATTTCCGTTGTATGCGCTTCCAATTGCATTAACGGCCATGGCAAACGGTGCGACGCCGGGGATGAAAGACGCAATAGACAACAGCGGAGCAATCTTCCCCCAGTCGCTTGAAGAGCCGTTGTACTGGGTAAAGAACATGGGCATGCCGAGTTCGTTGAACTCAACGCCCATTCTTGTGGAACCGTCCCCTGCATAGGTGATGTCCAGCACGTTCTTGCTCTGCTGGTCCCCGCCCACCTTTTGGCCGGTTGCTTTGTTGTAGAACTCGTACCCCCCAGTGGAGTACATCGGGACGCCATCTTTTATCTGTACGTTGCTCTGCGGCTGGAAGTAGCTGTACCCTTCGGGGTCCACCGCATACGTTCCGTAGACTGGCGTTAAGCGGTTTCGCTCGTCTTGAGTGATTGGGCGGCCGTACGAGTATGTTCCGCCTTCTCCGTCGTAGGCTGTCTCGTAAACAAGATCGTTTTCGGCTCTCTTGCCATCCACCGTGTAGTAGCCAATGTCGGCCTTTTCAAACTTTTCTCGGCGACCAAAATCCTCAAGGCGCTGAATTCCAGACGAAGAAAGTCTGTTGGCAATACTCCGCGCATTGTCATAAACCGTTCCAAAACCTTGGCCCGTCCACTTGTCATACAGACCTTGCTTGAGAATCTGCGCAGTCATCAAGTCTGCGCCTTTCCCATTTTTCAGGTTGTCATCAACCCATGCTTGGTCAAAGCCAAGAGGCGGCGCACTGTTTGTGTATTTGTCTTTTCCGGACATCGTTACGCCCTCGCCATCCAGTTAAATTCTTTGCGGTCGGAATTCTCGACAGGGAATCCTGCCGTCCTCAGCATTTGCACAACCTGCGGCTCCGCGTCGCCGTACACCCTTTCAAGTGAAGGAACCTGACGAATCTGGTCACCAATTCGTCGCACGCTGCGAACAACCCCAAGAGGGGAGTCAACCGTAAACAGGTGGACCTCAAAGTCTTTCTTGCTTTGCCCGATCGGCTCCAAGATAACAACCGACATGCCGTCATGGAAAAGCTTGGCACCATTTTTGTCCATAGCAACCGAAATGCCGTGCAGTACTGCACCGACACGATGCCCAGTGCGTTCACAATCTTTAACGATGACTTCTTGCGGGGACATTTTCTGTTCCTCAAATCTGACTGACAAACGCCAGTGTAGCCACCACCGACGGGATAGATGGCATTGGGAACGGGCTGGTTTGTGTGCCCGTAGCGTCGAACGTCACGGCAGTGCTGCTGACCGCAGCCCACATCTCCACAGTATCGCCCGCCTCGGCTTCGATGTAAAAGTTGCACGCTGCAATGATGAAGCCATCAACCCCGCCATGCTTCGCAATAACGTCAAACTTGCTGCCGGTGCCAGCCACATCCACGCCATTTACGCGCAGCCAAATCCATGCGGAATGAATTTGTGTGTCAGAGTTCCTGAGCTGCACGCTGAACTGGTAGTTGTAGATGCCACTCTGCTCGACCGTGATGCCGTCAGTGCCGTTGTTCCTCATTCCGTTGAGGAAATCATTCTGATCGAACGTGATCTGGGTTGCGGTATTGGCCGCAAAGGACTTGTCGGTGTTGCGCTGGATGGCTCCGTACGGGAAGTCCAGATACTGCCCGCCACGCGTGCCAATGACGCCATTGAAGCCGTTGGACATCCTGTTGAAGTACAGGCGCAGCACGTTGTTGAGCTGATCCTGATACGTGCGCAGGTAATCGTCCGTGGCAAGCGGAAGTGCTGGGGGCTGGATTTGTTGGATGGCCATGGTCACCTACGCCCGTCAGGCCGCATATCGACTCTGGGAGCGCCCAGCTGCCAAGTCACGCCAATCCCGGTGGACTCAATTTTCATGGCCATCTGTCTTGCGCGGACACGAGTGAATACCTGCCCGGTAAACGCCTCGATTGGGATCACCGCAGTGCGCGTGATGGTTGCGTTGTTTGATCCGCCCACCGATGGCGGATCGGTATAGCCCGAGCCTGAGTTCTTGAGCGGCAGCAGGTACATGGTGGCCGACGGGGAGTCTGCGGACGAGCCTCGGAACGTGATATCCGGCAACATACGCCAGACAAACATGAAATTGTGCCCGTCATCCAAGTCGAATTCAGCGGACGTGATGTAGGCAACAATCGGCAGAGTAGTCCCAGTCTCGTTGTTGTCCACGCCAAACTCGTGGTCCATGATGTTGTTCGCATACCCAGCGGCAATCGGGTAGTCGCGCAGGCCGGAGTCAAGCCACGCCGTGCGGGCCATGGTGCCGTAGTACCAAGTGTCTTCGAGGTAGTTGTAGACCACGTATTTGTCGATCGTCGTCGAGCCGGACGAGCAGTACCACCACCAGATTTCGTTGAAGCCTTCGTTTGTCCCCGCAAAGACCTGCTCGTACTGCCCTTGGTCGATGTCGCTGAAAACGTACTGGCGCAGATCGCACCGCAGAGTCTGAGTCCTACCATCGTACTTGTAGAACTTGTCCTTGCCCATCCAGTAGGCCACGCCGCCAGCGTAGGCCACCGCGTTCTGGCTGACAATCGAGATGTTGTCGCCCACCAACTGAGCCCCCCACACAGTAGGAGCCCCCGCGTACTGGAACGAATACAAAGACGAGTCTGTCCAGACCAGAATTTCCTGACGAGCTTGGATGCCGGTAATGATCTCCGAACCCTTAGACAGTTTCAAGCTACCGGCTTGGTTGGTCGCCGAAGGAGCCCAGTTGACCGCATCTTCTTGATCTGACCAACGAACCAGCATGGGGTCCAGAACCGTTGACGCATAGTCGTTGCAGCCCAGCGCAAATACAAACCGGCTGATGTCTGAGACCAAAATGCTGTTCTGTATCACAGGCACCTCAGCAGCGCCACCAAAATCAGCAAGGTCTATGGCCCGGGAAGAGATGCTGTGAACGCCTGACTGCGTGCCGGATGTGTTGATGGCTGCGCCGCCATGTGTAGCGGAGAGCTGAAACGTAGTGCCGGAAGAGTTAACCACATAGTACGTGGTGCCCACCAGCAAACCGGTCGGCAATGCCCCGGTAGTTTCAAGCTGGATAGGTGTCCCGTTGACAAGAGAAACCGACGTAGAAACAACCGCCGGGGAAGCAATCGTTATAGTGGCAGTGGGCGTGTTTATGCCGACCGTGGCGTT